AGTCGAGTGGTTTATCCCACTTCGGCGGGATAGCGATGGCGAGGACCCGGCCCATATCATCGGGCAAGTCGTACTGGCGCGCGGCGGAGGTGAAGGTTACCGGCACGGTGTTGCGGCGCCACGAGACATGGCCGACATCCTGAAGGAACTCCGGCACACTCTTGTGGCGGAGCACTACTTGCAGATTGATGTCCGGCTCGGCAATTTTGGCAAGGTCCGCGTTGGTGCAGATTACGCTCGTGAGCATAGAGCCTCCTGCTGGTACTCTTCGCGCTGGAGCGCGTCCCAGATCGAATACGGGTACTCGCCCACGTGGCCCACTTGGACGGCGGTGTCGATGGCGACCGGCACTTTCAACTGCATCAGGCGCCGGCTGAATGAAATGTCCTCACCCATCTCCATTTCGTTCTCGCCCAGAGCGAACCCGAACACGTTCAGGTAGCGCTCGCGAGCGAAGTTGGCCCGGCGAATCTCCGCCCGGCGCTTCTGCTCGCTGGCGCGCTCCGCGGAACGCACATGCAGACGGTCGAACGTGCGCCGGTTGTCTTCCCGCCAGTCTCCGGCGCTGAGATAGTGCTCCATGAGCAGGTCAATGGTCGGGCGGTTAATGACAAGAAAGGCCGCGCCTATGGCAAAGTCACCCGATAGCAGCCGATCGAGCCGCACTCGCTCAAAAGGAACGAACTGGTCCGATTCCCGGTGATATACCTTTGCTGCGATCTCTACTGGCGGAACCTTAGTTGTACAGAGCGCAGAGACAACAGGCACCTGATGCTTGACTAGCCGCAAAAGCGCGTCAGGGTGAGGCATCATGTCATCGTCCACAAAAGCCACGTAGTCGGCGTCGCTGCGAGCCTTTGCAAGGGCCGCGTTGCGTGCGCGGTGAATCAGGGCGTTTCCGTAATTCCACTGCTTCAGGTCCACCATTCCCCTGGTCAGCTCGCACATATTGGCGATAGCGACCACCGATGAGGATGGAGCATGGCGGTAGCTGAACAGGCAGATGTCTACTTTTTGGATGCGGCGGCCTCTTTGTCCCTGATCTGTTGCAGTAGACGGTTATTTTCGGTAAGCGTCCGCTGGTGTTCTTCTTCGAGTAACTTGATGCGTACTTCGGGCGGTGTGGTCCGCCGAGAGTACTCTGCTGCCTTGAATACGTCGGAGTTCTGGCCCTGGTCGAGTATCCGCTTTTCCAGCAGCGCGATTACTTCAGGGTCGCGCGTGATGAGGCGCCCGAAGCCGTCACCGAGCGGGCTGAACTCTGCGACTTTCTGATCGACAATTTTTGATTCGCCGTTCTCGCTGATGCGCCGGCCTTTGCTGACGTTGACGATCAGCGCGGCGGAGCGAGAGAAGTAAATTTCCGGGGCGTCAGTTCTCTGGATCGGCGCTCCCTCGGGCTGCGGCGGCAGCGTGTAGCCGCCAGTCTGCACACCGCCCGCGAAATCGTCGCTGATGGACTCAGCAACTTTTGGTGCTGGCATAGTTCTCCTTTAGGTAAGAAGGGGCGGCGGACGCCGCCCCTAGATTGGACTACGACTGATAGTCGAGTACGTCGAACAGCTTAGCGTGGTACTTCTCTTGCTCGATCTTGAAGCCCGCCTCGGTGAGGATCTCGTCGACCACACCGTCACGGCCGTCCTGGATTTTGTCCTCGGTCAGCTTGGTATCGCGGTTCATGCCGTTGTTCGACAGGTAGATGAGCTTCATCTGGTCGACATCAATCGAAAAAGCCATCCCGCCGAACCCGTTTTGACCGGAGACGCCGTTTTCGAGCATCCAGTCGTTAGCGAGCAGCCACGAGCCGTGGCCCGTGTCGACCTGCTGCACCTTCACGCCATATTTGGTCTCGCCCGGCTTGACCAACAGGAAGTCACGTGCCCAGTCGTTGATCGCCGACTTGACCAGAGGCGCGCACAATAACAGCTTGGTCTGGTTGCCGTAACGGAACGCTTGCCGAGCGAACGCCTCGAACAGCTTGCGGGTAAGTGTTCCGCCCGCGTCGGTGACGTTGCTTTGGATCGCGTAATTGAGACCCATCGTGGTGCGGATCGGACGCCCACCAGGGCCGCCCGATAAAGACTCGGACGGTTCGCCGAACAGTAGCGCGGAGTTCATCTGAATCTTGTGCTCGATGAGCTTTTTCTTGTGCTCGCGCTGACGCTCACCACCAGGGGCGCCATAGGTCTCTGACGCAATGGTGGTCTTCGAGAACTCGCAGGTGTTGCGGAAGATCTGGGTGTAGGTGATCTTCTTTACCGGCGAGGTGGATTTGCCCGCGGGGATCGCGCCAGACTCTTCGTAGGCGGACCCAATGAGGCGGAGTGCTCCGTTTGCCGGGATGGTGTCGGCGCCCACGCCGCCCACGTCACGGATGACGGTGAGCGCGTTGGCTGCGATCGAGACAACGCGGCAGATCTCCGGGGCTGCTGAGCTGCTGACAGCCTTTGGAACCACAAAGCAATCGCCGGGAACAAACATCGTACCGTCTACGACGGTGACAACATTCGAGCCGGTGACGTTGTTGGCGGCGGCTGCGCCCATTGTTGCCCAGCGCGCCACATAGTCGTCTTCGTACCATTCGTAGCGCGGCGTCTTCACGCTCATGCGCTTCTTCAGGCGGTTCAGCATCGTCAAAAGCGGTGCTGTGTTCGGTTCTAAAAGGCCGATCTCGTCTGCTACCTGTCGGACTAACCGTCCCTCAGAATCGGTCGTCGAGGTAGTACGAGACCCGGTAAGTTGGGCCATTGGTCAGTTCTCCTTACGAAAACAAGTCGGAAAAGGGAACCTCGCCCGGCACTTGCATAAGTCCTTTCACGTAAGAGTCGCTACCTTTATCGGCTCCGCGACCGGTTGCGCCCGCGCCACTGTTTAGAGCTTGGCGCGTGCGATCTGCATTTCTGCGCTCGTTCACCTGTTCGCCCGCCCTCACCAGCTCGTTCGCCTTCTTGGGGTCGATACCTTGCTGCTTCATCTGGTGAATGCGCGCGGCCTGCTTGTACCTCTTGATGAACGTGGCCTGTTCTGCTTTTTGGGGATCTAGCGGGCGGCCCTTGCTATCGTGCGTCACGCGGATATCCAACAGATCTGGATTTTCAGCGAACACACGGTTCATGGGTGTGTCTGGGTACTCGACTCCCCGGAAAACAATAGGTGGTCCCTCGGTTTCCTGGAACAACGAGCCGACAGTATCCAAACCCGGTAGCTTGGCAATTTCCGCCAGGGCGAAATCGCGGTTAGCCATGCTGCGGGCTTGCTCGACCGTGCGCCGGACCTCGGGCACGACATCGCCCAAGTCCCGCTGCAACGCGGCCTGCACCTTCGCCTCCACGCGCTGATCGACGATGCTGTTCAGCACGGGGTACAGAATCGCGTCCGCGCGCCGCACAAACATCGCCGTCTCGATATCCCGTACCTTGGTGAGATCGCCGGCTTGCCACGCTTCGTTAAGCGCGGTGTAGCCGTCCTCGGCCTTGGTCCAGGTATCCCCAATGTCTCCATACCCCCTTGGCGCGTCCGCGGTGGTTTTTGTGCCATCGGTCTGCGGCGGGGGTGCTGTTTCGGTCCTCGCGGGCGGAGCGGTCTCCGCATCTGCGGCTGCGATGAGACTTTTCTCAAACTCGGTCAACGGCTCGCCTGCCGTTGCTGTGGCCTCTTGCGCCGGCTTGCCGGACGCAATTTGCCCTTTCAGGTGCTCAATGAAAAGTTCCTTGTCGGCGACTCGCTTCAGCGCTTTTCGTTGGTTAGGGTCGTTTGGATTAACTCCCCATTCCTTCGCGTATTGCTGAATGAGTTCCTCGCGCCGGGCTTCCTTCGCGGGAGTCTCGGGCGCTTCCTCGGGACCTTTCGCCTCGTCAGTAGCGGGAGTGGTCTCCTCACTGGCGGGTGGCGTCGCAACCTTGCCATCGTCCAGGGCCTGCCGGGAGTCTCCATCAAGTGCCGGTTCGATGAGGGACTGGACATAGCCTGAGCCGCTAGATTCTGGCTCGTTTGACTGGGGTGGTTCGGCTGTTGCCGTTGTAGTCGTGGCTTCTTCTGGCATTGCTTTTTTCTCTCGGGAGATAGCGGTCTATCTCCTCTGTTTTAAGTGGTATAGAGCGGTACTTCTACCCTTCGGTCGCTGTTTCCTTCACGTACTGGTCAGCGAAACGCTGAAACAGGTTGACCATATCTTCGTTCGCGCACATCGCGGCCTCGACTTGCATCGCTTCATCGCGGCGGCCATTGTGTATAGCCGCGCGGAGCACGTTACCTAGCATCGTGTTGTCGTCCACGACGGCCTCATGCAGCGCGGTTAAAAATCGCGCGTTCGTCATCAGGTCCGCGAAAACTTGCTTCGATGCCGTTGTCAATGCGCCGGCATTCCTTTCTCACCAAGCGGTGAGTGCCCCTTCGCGGCAGCGAGCGCGCTCGCCGCAAGCAGAGTATCGTGCGCCGGGGGCGGAGGGGGCGGTCCTGCCGGCGTTGGCTGCGGAGGTGGTGGTGGAGGCGGGGGCGGCGGCTGCTGCCCTGGCTGCTCGACACCCGATCGCTGCAAAATTTCCCCTTTTTCCTGCTCGGTGAGCAGTTCCCACTTCGCGGCGATGGCAAAATTGGTACGAATCTCGGGCGGAGGAGGAGGCGCCGCGGGCGGCGCCTGCCACGCCTTGAGATTCTTGCCCTGGCCCATCGAGATCAAAAATTCATCCCCGGCTTTTTGCAGGTTGAAGCGCTGCGGATGCGCTGAGGCTTGCGTCCAGAGCGTCATCGCCTTCTGTACCTTGGCTTCGTCGTCATCGGCGAGGGTCGAACCGACCTCCGCGGTAATCTCGCCGTCCTGCTGGAACATGGCCGGCTCCGCCTTGATCCAGTCCTCCTGCATCATGTCGTTGTTGGGCGAGTAGCCGCGCTTGTAGGGCGCCGCGTCGAACTCGATCGGCTCGGGCATCTCCGAGCGGTTCAGCAGGTACATCATCTCGGCGTCGGCTTTCAAGCTGGTCTCGTTGAACATGCCCACTAAGTCGGCGGTGAGCAGGTCCTGGTTGTACGCCATGATGCGCGCGCCGGTCGCGGTGCGGTTCTGGCCGGGGTCGACGTTGGCGGCCATCGACATATTCGACTCGCCCGAGGCCATCTGGATCAGGCGCAGCACTCCTGACTCATCCTGTAAGCTCGAAGCAACCGAAGCCATTGCGGCCTGTTCGCCCTGGACCCACATATCACCGGGGCCGCGCATATAGACGAGGCGCAGACCCTTGAGCCGCTTGATGAGGTTCGGATTCTCGAATAGTTCGCGGTTAGTGGTGCCGACCAGGGGCCGCAGGAGCTGGTCGACCAGATCCACGCGCACGTTCACCTGCCGGTCATGGAGCGCCTGCAAGCCCCGCACGATACGCGCGGTAGAGTCGCCGATGCCACAGAGTAAGTCGTCGATAAAGACGCATTCGGTGAACGCGATCCTGCCATCGAGATCATAGGGGTAGTCGATCTGGCCGATAAATGACGAGTCCTCGCCCAAGTAGCTCAGCTTGGGGCGCAGGCCCGGCACGTGCATTTCGGTGATGGTCCACTCTTTTGAGCCTTCGACCGATTGCGTCGAGCTGGTGAAGGTGTCCGAGCGCCCGGTTGCGGCGATAAGCCGCTCACGGAGGCCCTTGGTTTCCTTGCCGTACAACTGGTACCAGTTAGTCCCGTTCGGAAATTTGGTTACTAAGTCCTCGAATCCAGCCTTAAAGTCAGGGAACGCCTTGACGGTGCGCTTCATCCAGTCGAGATTGCGCCTTCTTTCGACAATGAACCAGTTACTCGTCTGGATCGAGGTGAAATTCGGCTCCGGGTAGCAGTCACCGATGAACAGAAAGTCGCACTTCGGCCCTTCGAACGACTTGTACTTGTACTTGACCGGGAGTAACCCGCCGCGGGAGTTCTTTGCCAGTAATCTGGCGCGCTCTAACGGGCCGTCCTGTGGGTCGACGAGCGCCTGAATCTCAACGTCGTAAGTGTCCGACACCTGCTGCAACGAAGCTAAGTCGAGCAGCGGGTCCATGATGTCCACGCGCTTGTTGCGCTGGTATTCATCAATCGCCCAGTACCACGGGCGCACGCTCCAGCCGAATAGCGCCGACTGTGTGACGTGCTTTTTCTGGATGCGCTGCACGCCGCCCTTGTCCCACTGGTACATGAGCGTCCGACTGATGATATTTCCGATATCGGCGTCTTTTGAGTGGAATTTCAGGTTTGGCACTTGGGCTGTGGTCCGCGCGGCGGTACGGCGGACCAAGCCCCACGTGTCGGGCATACCGATCGAGCTTTGCGTCTTGTCGTCGTTGCCCTTTTCATCTTTCTCCAGATCACGCTCACACTTATAGCTCTTGAAGACTTTTTCGAACTCGTCGTAAAAGTTTCGGAACATCCAATCGTAAGAGAGCTTCTTACGATCGACTATAAGTGTCGCCTGATCCTTGTCCGGCATAGACTACGCGAGCGCCCAGGTACCTTGATCCTCTTTGGTGTACCAGTTCCCGCCAGACGCGAAGATCTGAAGGTAAGCGTACTCGGTCGAGACGGTGTGAGTCAGCGAGCGGCCTTGCAGCCAAGCGACCCCGCCTGCAATTTTCGTCCCGACCACATCGGTTTGCACGCCGAACGATTGCGCCGGCGTTTCGACAACAAGCCCGAACTTCATTCCGTCCTTCGGCGGGGGTAAAGTGAGCAGGACGGTGCCCGCGGCGCCGCGGTTCGAAAAAGTTTTGCCGGCTTCAGTGGCGCTGATGGTGTAGTTCGCAGTGACGACTTTCGGCGTCCCCATTGAGCCGTTGTCGGCGCGGATAACGCCGTCGCCGCAATCCATGATAGGAATTCTTTTCATTTTTTGCTCCTTAGTTCACGGTTACGTTTTCTGTGGTTCCGGGGGGCGTAGTGAAGCTCAGCAGAGCGTTCGGCATTTCATGCTCATGGAGCACTCCTTCCAAAATGTGCTTGATGGTGCCCATGTGCGGAAAAACAGTCCCGGCGAGCGAGAAGTGACCCGCTGCGGCAACGTCGAACGAGGTGACGGTGTAGTGGAACAGAAGCGTGTTCGTGCCGGACCCCGCGACATAGACCGCCTCGCGGTCATTAGTCCCGATTTTCAGCGCGAGCCGCGGAACCCCACGCGCGGTTACAGGCTCAGGCCACCTTACCGCGATCTCGATGATGTCGCCGGTAACGTAATGCTTGTCGAGCACGAGCGCCACGATACCGACCGGGCGCGGCGCCGGCGCTTTGGCGCCAAGGGGCGGTCCTGCGGGCGGCTTGACGGGTGCGGGGGTTTTCGCCGGCTCAACCGGAGGCGGCCCGGCATCTACCTTCTGGAGATCTTCATTCATTTTGTTTTTGCTCCTATGATTCGAGGGTTTGGATGTACGTTAGATGCCCCGTTGCCAAGTAGCGCAAGTTATCTACTAAGTGACGGCGCGCTTCGATCGGGTCCTGCTTCAGTTCTTTCTCCGGGTTGATGCGCTGCATCGGATAGCGGTGCTTCATCAGCTCCAGAGTCAGCTCCCGGCAGCTTTGCGCAATGTGCAGCCGCGGCCACATGCCGAACTGGTCGTGCCATCGGCAACGCATGAGCGCGTGAATCGCGTCTTCGCCGGTGCGGTGCGACTTTTGCGGGTCCACGCACTGAATTCCGAAACGGTCATAGCGTTTTGCGTAGTTTTCGAGCAGGCCGCTCTCATCGCTTGCCCTAAACCCCTTGCCGGCCTGATCCATGAACCGGTAAATGATGTTTTCGCCCTTGTCGGTGCGCCGATAGAGGGCGTATTCATCGTCGGTCCCTTCGTTGTGGTACTCCAGCTCGTTATGTTCGAGGTAGCAGACGGTTTCCGCGTACTCGCGCACCGTAAACGTGTTTTCCTGCTGGTCCGGGCGCAAATTCGTGGGGCGCCCGGCTACCACTGACGGCCACAGCTCGCGATAAATCCACCAATCGCCCCAGCGATCGACCAGCAGCCACAGAAAAGCGTGCGGCGTGCGCGGGTGCGGGTCGATCGCCATGTAGCGGCAGCCGAGTTTCGGAACCAGCTTGTCCGCGACCACGTGAATTATCGGATCGAACTCCGGGTACACCCGCTGGCCCGAGAGCGCGTCGTAGTTGATCTCCATTTCGAGATCCCACCACGCAGTCGAGGTATACTTCGCGCGTTCGAGCGCCACGCGCTCGGGCGTCATGTCCGGGTCGGCAGTGTAGTGAATGCGCACTACCGCAACGCCGCCCTCGGTGCGGCGCATCGAGACTCCGGGGCATGGTTGCTTCACTACTTAACGACGGGCGCCGTGCTAGATGCCGGCAAGGGCGGCCCCGGTGACGCCGGCGCGGGCTGCTGAGCGTCGAGAAAAGCGGAAAACTTCGCCTCGATCGCCACGTCACGGTGAAAAGCGTTCACCGAGCGGCTCCCGGCCATCACGTACTGGGTCAATGCGACCAGGGCCTCGTGATCGTTCATGACAACGGGAGGCAGATCCCGCTCGGCGGCCCGTTTTTCGGCGGCGGCTCTCGCGTCTACGTTGGCTTGGTGTTGGGTCATGGCTTGAGTCGACCCAGCGCCCAAGGGCGCTCCGATCACGCCACTGTGCGTTTGTGCGGCTTGTTCGTCCATTTACGTCTCCTTTTCTGTTACTGCCGGTACCTCTGGTACTTCCTGTGTCTCGTCATCGGGGAACGGGTGTAAGTGCTCGTACTGTACTTTGAGCCATTCCGCCAAATTTGCCTTGAGCGTCTTGTGCTTGTCCGGCTCGTGACCGCTGGTCAACACGTAGTCGACCGCAGCTACCAGGGCTTCGTGGTCATCCATTGGTTCTCTCCTTACTTCGGCAGCGCGAAGACGGCGATCACTAGACACGCGAGCAGGCCGCAGGCGAACGCAATGCGGCCTATCTCGACCAATCTCGTGTTTGACGACAGCGCATACATCAACAGGCCCACTATGGCCACCACCAGGGATAGGATGATCGGCAGCATTTTTTCTCCTTTACGGGTACTCCGGGTACTCCGGCCAATCGACCGGCATTGCGAACTCGGTGAAGTCTCGGAACCATCCCGGTTTCGCGCTCGATACCGCGATCAGGTGCGGACAGCGCGTTGCGATCGCGATGTTATAGCTTTTTTCCCCCTCCACGATGTGCGCAGCCTCTTCCAGTACGACTATCGACGGGTGCTCGGAACGGATTTTGTCCGGGTCACCGGGAATACCGACCGCCCACGAGCCGTTGGCGAGTTCGAGCCGGTTGTAGGGCTGTTTCGAAAGCGGTTTTTCGAGCGGCCAACGGTCCTGGAGGGCCGGGATTGAGTTAGTCCAGAGTTCTTTGATGTATTCAACGTCGTGTACCGCCCTATCCTCGTCCTCTGACTGAAAAACCACTCCGACCGCGCTCCGTGTGAACATCTGGTGCGCCGCCCAGCCCGCCACGCCCCACGAGATCATCGTGGTGCGACTCTTCTCGACGAAAATCACCGGCTCATAGTCAAGTGCCAGAAACAGGGGCTTGAAGTACGGGCGGCGGGTCGGGAACGGCTTGTACGGGTGGATCGGGTCCTGCTCGTCCTTGGTCTTCGTACACTGGGTCAACCAGTAGTAACGGTCCTTTCCCGCCTGCCGCGCCCGCAACTCGGCTGTAATGGTCTGCGCTTCGTCCGCTAGAGTTCTTGAACTCTTCGAGCGCGAGATTAAGTTCATCGAGTCTCGCCAGCAGCTCCTCGTCCGAGAGGGCTTTCAGGTTGATGTTGTTCTCGATCACGTGCTGCTCGGGCGCGTATGCCTGATGGATCTTGAACAACTTGTCGACGGCGTTTAACCGGGCGTCCCAGTTGGGCTGCTCGTTCCAGACCGGCTGCCCCGCCGCGTCGAGCAGCACGCCGCCTTTGCCATCGGGAATGGGCTTCCGGTGCGTGGCTGCGAACGCGCCCTTGAGTGTGCGCAATCCCTTGATGAGATCGAGACCGAGCGCGTCGGCCACGTCCTGCGAGGTGGATTTTTTCTGGCCCCTGTCCGGGTCGTGCTGCATCGCGCGTTCTATCGCGATCATCTGGCGGATCTGCACGCGGCTCAGCCCGAGCTTCTCGGATTCCTCCTGTAGCCACATGCGCCATGCGTAGCCGCGCGAGGGGCCGAACGCCGCCAGATCCTCGCAGATCTGCCGCGCCTGTTCCCGCGTGACACCGAGCGGTCGTATTGCGCCTCTGCTCATATTCGGTTGGCAGGCGTTGCCATCCCTCGCCTCCTGCCGCTTGGCCTTCTAACGTGGTCGTGGACCGCGACCACGTAGCCAAGCCCCACACCGCCGAACTCATTTGCCGGTAAGTAGTTTGACAATCGCGTCGCCGATGGTTTTATTGATCGCGACCGAGACATCGTGGAACGGCGCGGAGAATTCGAGGTAGCGCGTCCATAGCTCTTTTTTGGTCGCTGCGTCCTGGCCGGCGAGAACGATCTCCAATAGGCGGAACCCTTCGATGATGGCCGCCTCGTATGGTCCCTGGACGGTTACCGCCAGGGCTTTACTCACGATATCGCTCGGTTTGGCCACCGCGCCGGAGCCAGCGGCGATCGCGCCGGGAGCTACAGTTCCGCCCATTTTACCCGCCCATCATCCCCGGAGGAGGCGGACCACCACCACCCGGAGGCATCATCCCGCCACCAGGGGGCATTCCAGGGGGCGGCATCCCCGGAGGTGGACCGCCCGGAGGAGGCGGCGCCGGGTCGAAGTCGTCACAGACCATATCTGGCGCAACCGGTGCCTCGTGCGCCGGGTTAACGCACGCCTTGGGCGACTGATAGAACTTGCAGACGCCACAGGACGCCGGCCCGGTCGCCTTGCGGAAGTTGGCTTCAGCGAGCGCCGGCTGGACCTGCTTGGTAGCTGGCACCTTGTCGGTCGGGTCGTTGAGATCGGGCGGCCCTTCGTCATCCGCCGCGGCTGGAGCGGCGCTGCCGGGGTCGTCGCCGGGGTCTAGTCCAGGGTTCGCGGGCTTCGCCTGAGCGCCAGGAGACCCCAATTGCGTGCCAAGGCGGTGCCTTTTGCCGGTGATGTAGCCGCCGTTGCCTTTCAAGCGGTCGAAAACCGTCGATCCTGCCCCTGTGCGTGCCATCAAAACCCTCCTTTTTACCCGGCTGGCGGGAAGCCCATCAAACAGACCAGCGTATACGGAGCCTCAGCTTCGCGCTTTCGCGCTCATTCCCCTTACCCCTGGCTTGACCAGCCGGGCTTACTCCCCGTTGACTAGCGGTGATGGAGTTCACCGCTCCGATTAGACACATCACGGAGCTTTCACTAAGCCGCAGCAGCCTGCGCGCCGGGTTTCGTCACCAGCGGGAAACACTCGCGGAGCACGGTCGCCATGACCCACAACTGACCCGGCGAAACCGTCGCCGGCACAAAATCCAGAAACAGGCCGCAGTGCTGGAGGGCCGCGGTGCAGCTCCCCGAGCACATCAGCATCGAGCGCGCATCGCGCACGTTCGGCAGCACGAACGCCACGTCGGCGGCCCAGTCGTAGCCGCGCCCGCGCTGCGCCTCCGCCCACACCCGCACCGGAATCTCATCGAACTGGCCCGGGATCTCAACAAAATCCCATCGCCCGTCGCCAAAGTCCGGCGTGATGATGTCGACTGCCGGGACCCGCTCGGCCCTGGCGCTGACGCTCATGCCATCCGCGAACACCAGTTCGGCGTGCGAGTACACGCTGTGGGTCACGTAGCAGATCAGCTCGCCCTCGGGACCGTGCCCCTTGTGGAACGCTAGTTTCATTGGGTTCCCGGCCAGGGCACCACCTAGAACTGGCTCGCGATGTTCTGCGGCTTGGGCGCCGCTGCTCCCCCGTGCGCGAACGCGATATCACCCATCGGGTTGCCGAACGGCTTCTTACCGAAGCTCGACTTGCCAAAGGGCGCCTTGCCGAACCGCGACCCGGACGCTGAGGCGGTACGCTTGCCGGTCGACGGCTGCCCCATCGAGGTTTTCTTGGCGGCTTGTTCCGCGGCATACCCGAGCGGGTGCTTCGATCTGTCGGCGGCAAAGTTGCCGATGCGGATGGCTTTGCCCTCATCGCCCGAGTTCGAGAGGGTTTTATTCGCCACTGCCGCCCCTACCGCCTGCTGGTTGGTGTTGAGCTTCAGGTTCTTTTCGCCGAACTGCTTGGGAGTCCAGGGCATAGCTATCTCTCCTCTTTGAAGTCGAACCACAGGCGCGCGGTGCCCGTAATCGACGAGACTCGCAGCGTCAGGTTGGGCGTTCCCGTGCCTCGAAATATCGCCACAGTGTCGAGCGGGATCACCACCGTCGATACGGTCGTCGAGAGCGACCATTTCCCGATCACGGTCCCGGTGCCCACGTCTGAGCCGGAGTACGCTTTGGTCAACGCGGCGGGATACTGCGACATGACCGGCGTCGGGGTGAGCGCCGTCGCCGAGGCCGCCGTTCCGTCGCGCTCCAGCGTCACATCGCAAGCGACCGAGCAGTAAGCCACAGCCCGCACCATACGCACGACCCGCGCCCCGGTGGTCCCTGGCGCCTGAATGCTGAGAGCGACCCCGGCGCTGGTGAGCGCGTCCTCGTGGTAGGCCACGTACTCGGGCTGAGCGAGCGCCGGCGTTGTCGCCCAGCCGAGCGCGAGCGGAATCAGAATCAGGAATAGTTTGCGCATATTATGCCTCGGTTATTTCTTCAGGAACAGAAATACAAAATTCATCACCGCGATCGCGCCGAGCACGATTGCCCAGGTAGCGCCCGATCCCGCCTTGGCGCCGAAGGTTTGCCCCTGGTTCCTTTCCTGGTTGCCTCGCATGATCTTCAATTCGTTCATCATCTCGGCCA